CCAAGATATAATGATAATTGGGTTGATTTTATTAAACCATTCTTAAAATTAACAAGAAAAGAAAAACGAAATTTTAATAAATAAAAATAAATAACATGGGATATAAATTACAAATAGGGGTCACAGCTTTTGTCGATGAGGTTCGTTATCATGGAACGATGATGATAGACACATCAGCTTATCCCCAAATGGATGGAATGACCGAAGAAGAATGTATTGATTATATTAAAGAAAATGCTGAAACATTGGAACCATATGAAGATGAATTTGGATTTGATTCTTTGTATGAACAATTGCAAGAACGGGACATCGTTAATACCAAAATACTTGATAATGAATATGAACTTTATGTTAACTACTAAAAACAAATAATAAAATGAAAGAACAAGATTTAACAAAGATGGAGTTTTTAATTAAGCTCAACAATAACGTGGTAATCCAACGATATTTTAATGTCAAAGATTATAATCCCCAAGCTAGACGATCTATGGAATTATATGAAAACATTAGAGATATTGCAGAATCTTTGCAAAGAAAATTAAAAATCAAGACCGTCACATATATGTTGGATAACTATTATGAGATTGAGGAAAACCCTCAAATAATAGAAACATCAAACACAGATGGTCCCGAAACATTTAACATTTATGTCAGGGTAAATGATGAGACAATTTGTCATAGAGTGTTTGATGCAAAAGTGTACCCCCCAAAGGTCAGATATACGATGGATATACGTCCAGAAGCAAAAAACATTTTGAGAAATTTGACTGACATTTTTTCAGAGAAAAATTTAACTACCGAGTACCTCGAAATTAGTCTATGATCGTACTATTTAGAAGATACTAACTAACACAAACACATGGGAAAAGATAAAAATTTTGAATATTTAGGGCAAACATTTCAGCTTCAGTTGATTAACCAAATTATCATTGATAAAACATTCGGTTCTTCAATTATTGATGTTCTTGAGGTCTCTTATTTTGAAAACAAATATTTCAAAATTATTCTTCAATTCATAAAGGAGCATTATGTAAAATACAATGAAATTCCTTCTTTTAGTACATTAAAGCAAATTATCAAATCTGAACTAGCACAAGACATGCTTGTGAAAGTTGCGATTGACACATTAGAATCGGTAAGAAATATTGCAACCGATGGTGCTGAGTTCGTTCAAGAAAAAGCTTTAAAATTCTGCAAGCAGCAAGAATTAAAGAAGGTCATGACAAAAGCTCAAAAGATAATTGATGGGGGTGAATTTGAAAATTATGATCAGGTTGAATCGTTGGTTAGGAATGCTCTTCAGGTGGGTGAGTTGGATAGAGGGCAATTAAACGTTTTTGACGATGCTGAAGACGTTCTAAAGGAGGATTTCAGACATCCGGTCCCTATGGGTATCAAAGGAATTGATAATGCCTTAAAAGGAGGTTTGGCGAAGGGTGAGATTGGTGTTATTCTTGCGCCAACTGGCGTTGGTAAAAGTACAATTCTTACAAAAATATCAAACAATGCCTATAATCTAGGTTTTAATGTTCTTCAAGTCTTCTTTGAAGATAATCCAAAAATTATTCAGCGAAAACATTTTACCCTATGGACAAAAATTAAACCTGATAACTTGACCGATGAAAAAGAGGCGGTTCTTTCTCAAATTCAGGAGCTTAAGAAAATGGAAAATAAGTTGATTCTTAAGAAATTACCATCTGAGACATTAACAATGTCAGCTATTAAAAATCAAGTCAGAAAAATAATTTCTGAAGGAATTAAAATTGATTTGATTTGTTTGGATTATATTGATTGCGTTTTACCCGATAGACACAGTGGTGATGAATGGAAAGGAGAGGGTTCTGTTATCAGAGCGTTCGAAGCAATGTGCCATGAGTTGGATATTGTTGGATGGACCGCCACGCAAGGTAACCGAAGCAGTATTTCTTCAGATGTTGTAACTAATGACCAAATGGGTGGTAGTATTAAAAAAGCGCAGGTTGGTCACGTAATCATTTCGATTGCAAAATCAATGGAACAAAAAGAAGCTAAATTAGCAACACTTGCAATCACAAAATCAAGAATTGGTACTGATGGTATTATATTTAAAAATTGCAAATTTGATAATGAGATGTTGGAAATTGATACCGAATCGTCTGTGACGTTATTGGGTCATCATGAAGAAGTCGAGCAAGCGGTAGAACTTGCGAGTAAAAAAAGATTAGCGGAATTGAATTCGGCTAAAGTAAGTAGAGTTAACTAAATAAAATAAAATATAGATAAAAAAATGGACATTTCACAAGAGATATTAAGCAACATTACGGTTTATATGAAATATGCTAAATATGATGCCGTAAAAATGAGAAGAGAGACATGGGACGAGTTGGTTACCAGAAATATGGATATGCATATCAAAAAATACCCCCAAATTGAGAAAGAAATTCGTGAGGTTTATAGGATGGTTTTTGATAAGAAAATCTTACCATCAATGAGATCCTTGCAATTTGGCGGTAAACCTATAGAAATTAGTCCAAATAGAATTTATAATTGTGCTTATTTACCGATAGACAACATTGATGCTTTTAGCGAGACAATGTTCTTGCTTCTTGGTGGAACAGGTGTTGGTTATTCAGTTCAAAAACATCATGTTGAAGAATTACCCGAAATTCGTAAACCCAATGTTAACCGACATAGACGTTATTTGATTGGTGATTCTATTGAAGGTTGGGCTGACGCAATTAAAGTTCTTTTAAAATCATATATTGGTCAAGTGACCTCAACAATTCAGTTCGATTATAGTGATATTAGACCAAAGGGTGAAAGATTGGTCACATCTGGCGGAAAGGCTCCGGGACCACAACCCCTTAAAGATTGCATCCATAAAATAAAAAGTATTTTGGATAATAAAGTTGACGGTGAAAAGTTATCAACAATTGAAGTCCATGATATTATTTGTCATATTGCTGATGCGGTCCTGAGTGGAGGAATTCGCAGGGCGGCTTTGATTTCTTTATTCAGTGCAGATGATGATGAAATGATTGCTTGCAAATCTGGTAATTGGTGGGAATTAAACCCACAAAGGGGTCGTGCAAATAATTCTGCTGTTTTGGTTAGACATAAAATTACTGAGGAATTCTTTATGGGTCTTTGGAAAAGAATTGAAGCATCTGGTTCTGGCGAACCCGGAATTTATTTAACAAACGATAAAGATTGGGGGACAAATCCTTGTTGTGAAATTGCACTAAGACCATTCCAATTCTGTAATCTTTGTGAGGTAAATGTTTCCAATATTGAGTCTCAAGAAGATTTCAATAGCAGAGTTAAAGCCGCTACATTTATTGGTACATTACAAGCTGGTTATACTAATTTCCATTATCTAAGGGATATTTGGAGAAGAACAACCGAGAAAGATGCTCTTATTGGTGTTGGTATGACTGGAATTGGTTCTGGTTTTGTATTGGGTTATGATATGAAAGAAGCAGCCAAAGTTTGTAAGGAAGAAAATGCTAGAATTGCTGAATTAATTGGTATTAATAAAGCAGCAAGAACCACAACAGTAAAACCATCTGGCTGTATGGAGGCAACAACTAAGATAAAAACTAATTTAGGGGTTATTTCATTAGAAGAAATCTTTAAAGTAAACGAATACGATATTGATGAATTTAAAGAAAAAAATAATATTTGGTTAAACCCCACACAAAAAATCTATGTAAAAGATAAAAATAATGATGATAAATTAATAACTAAATTATATGTTAATGGCGTTATTAATGATTTAATTATGATTGAATTTGAAAATGGTGATGTAGTCAAAGTAACACCAAATCATAAATTTTTAACAAAAGATAATGGTTGGGTAAGAGCGGATGAATTAACCGAAAATCATGAAATAATAAATTATTAAAAAAATACTGTTAAGCCTTCGTTTTTTATAAATTGTAATATTTATTTAAAAACGAAGGCTTAATAATGAAAAATAAAAAATACACAAACGAACAGATTATTAAATTTAATAGGTTGAAAAGTTACTTGATTCATAAGTATGGACATGAAATTGGGAATAAAAACTATATTTCCCTAATGAGGGGTATGTCGTTAAAAGTTTGTATTTTTAAATTTGGTAAAGAAGAGGGTTTAAAATTTTATAAAAATAGAATTGAGAAAGATAAAATTAAAAATACATTAATTGGTTTTATTAAACGATATGGTGAAATTGAAGGCACAAAAAAATATTATGAAAAAAACAAAAAATTATCAGTATCGATTGAAAGTTTAAAATTAAATGGATATGGTGATAATGAAATTAATAAAATAAAACAAAAACACTCAAAAAAAAGTTCATTAAAAAACAAATATGGTGAAAAAAAATATAAAGAATATTTAGAGAATGGTAATCATTTTAATCCGAGGAAAATTGAATCTTATCTTAAAAAAGGAATTGATATTAATATAGCAAAAGATAAAATATCAAAAATACAAAATAGAGATTTAAAATTTTACATTAATAAATATGGTGAAATTAATGGTATTAAAAAATATAATCAAGTGAATGAAAAAAGAAGATTTTCAAATACAGTTGAATATTATATCATTAAATACGGCAAAAAAGATGGGATTAAAAGATTTAATGAAAGAATAAAAGAACTTAAATATTTTATTAGTAAAGAATATTTTATTGAAAAATACGGTGAGGAAGAAGGGTTAAAAATTTACTTCAATAATAAAAAAAACGGATTTAGTCAAATATCTAAAATTGAAATAGAATTTAAACAATTTATCTCTGTTTATTTAAAAGAATTTAGTTTAGTTGGTTCACCTTTAACCGAATCTAAATTAATAATATTTAAAGATAACTTATATGGACTTAAATACTGTATTCCTGATTTAATTATTAATGATAAAGTTATTGTTGAATTTAACGGCGATTATTGGCATTCATTTGATTGGAAAGTTGAAAATGATAAAAAAAGAACTTATTTATTGGAGGAAATGGGTTATGTTGTTATAAATGTTAAAGAAAAGGAATACAAAAAAAATAAAAATTTAATAATCGAAAATACTGTAAATAAAATCAAAAATATTTTAAAAAATGAAAATTAAGCAAATAAAAAAAATTAATGAACCGACATTTACATTAGATGTTGAAGTTGAGGATACACATTCTTATCAATTAGCTAATGGGGCTGTTACTCATAATACATCGTCTTTAGTTCTTGGAACTTCGTCAGGTATTCATGCTTGGCACAACGATTACTATATTAGAAGAATCCGTGTTGGTAAGAACGAATCAATTTATAATTACTTGTTAACAAACCACCCAGAATTAGTTGAGGATGAATTCTTTAGACCTCATGATACTGCGGTTATTTCTGTTCCGCAAAAAGCACCAGAGGGTTCTATTTTAAGAACCGAATCTTCGCTCCAACTCTTGGAAAGAGTTAAAAAGGTTAGTAAAGAATGGATTAAGACCGGACATAGAACTGGAGCTAATGCACATAATGTATCCGCAACGATATCTTTGAAAGAAGATGAATGGGAAATGGCGGGAAAATGGATGTGGGAAAATCGTGAATATTACAATGGATTATCGGTATTACCATATGATGGTGGTACATATACTCAAGCACCATTTGAAGATTGTACAAAAGAAAAGTTTGAAAAATCGATGTCAAAATTGCATCATATTGATTTATCAAAGGTTATGGAAATAACAGATGAAACGAATTTGAGCGGTGAGTTAGCATGTGCTGGCGGTGCTTGTGAAATTAAATAAATGATTAAAATAAGCGTGGTAATTGTGCCACGCTTATTTTTTTTTTATATATACTTAACATGAAAAACGATTGGATAACAGAACAATATATTAAAGAAACGCTTCAGAAAAAAGAATCCGATTTTTATATTAACTCAGAAGGTAAAAGGGTAATGACCGAATCTTTTCATAAAAAAAGAGGTTTTTGCTGTGGATCTGGTTGTTTGCATTGTCCGTATGAACCAAAGACTCAGAAGGGAAATACAAACTTAAAACAATAGGGTTTTAAGTTCTAAGTTTAAAACCAGCTTCAGAAAATAACTCACCAAGCTCAAGGTCGTCCCAAACTTTAACATATAATGGAGTCCCATGTATTAAAATATTTCCATTAACGATTAAGTTATTGGGTAATGTACCTATTAAAGTATCTCTTATGAATAAATTTCCACTGACATGAAGATTTTTGGGTAAATCTTTAATAGGATTATCACTTAACATTAAATGACCATTAACCTTAAGATTATCCGGTAACTTTAGTATGTCTGAATATGAAAAATTCATATCTATTTTATCACCATCAACAACAATTTTATCATAATACTTATTATGATATTTTGCAAATTTTTCAGAATCCCCGCCAAACGCCTTAAATAATCTAAATTCAAATTCTTCAGTATCTGTATACCAAACATTTTCATCTTCTTCTTGCTCAAGAAGAACTTGCTTTATAATGTTATAAAGGTCAGATTCTGTTATTTTGATTTTCTTCATGAATATATATCAATTTTATAACCTTTTGCTTCATATTCCTTAACCAATTCATCATTTTGTTTTAATGGTGTTCTATAAATGTATATGTATCCTTTGACCTTAAGATTATCCGGAAGGGATGTTATTGGGGTTTTAGACAAACCCAACCAACCCCCCACATGAAGATTATCGGGAAGGGATGTTATTAGGGTTCCATTCAAATACAAAGAACCCCCCACATGAAGATTATCCGGAAGGGATGTTATTTGGGTTCTTCTCAAATCCAAAGAACCATCAACAACAATTTTATCATAATACTTATTATGGTATTTTGCAAATTTTTCAGAATTCCCATCAAACGCCTTAAATAATCTAAATTCAAATTCTTCAGTATCTGTATACCAAACGTTTTCTTCTTCTTCTTCTTGCTCAAGAAGAACTTGCTTTATAATGTTATAAAGGTCTGATTCTGATATTTTAATTTTCTTCATAATTCTCTATAAAATTTATAACCTTTTGCCATATATTCCTTAACCAATTCATCATTTTGATTTAATGGTGTTCCATAAATGACTATTTTTCCTTTAACCACAAGATTATCGGAAAGGGATGTTATTGGGGTTCTTATCAAATTCAAATTGCCCCCCACGGAAAGATTATCGGGAAGGGATGTTATTGGGGTTTCTACCAAATACAAACCACCCTCCACATGAAGATTATCGGGAAGGGATGTTATTGGGGTATAAGACAAATTCAAATTACCCCCCACGGAAAAATTATCGGGAAGGGATGTTATTGGGGTTCTTGACAAATCCAAACCACCATCAACAACAATTTTATCATAAAACTTATTATGATATTTTGCAAATTTTTCAGAATCCCCATCAAACGCCTTAAATAATCTAAATTCAAATTCTTCAGTATCTGTATACCAAACGTTTTCTTCTTCTTCTTGCTCAAGAAGAACTTGCTTTATAATGTTATAAAGGTCTGATTCTGATATTTTAATTTTCTTCATATCCATAAATACCAAAAGTTTTATAAACTGTTTGATTTTATCGGAAATGTTTCATAGCTTTGTTGTAAACTAAAAAACTAAATTATTTTATAAAATGAAATACGATTTTGATGATATTGTTATTGTTCCAAAAAACTTAACAACGATTAATTCAAGAAGTGAAGTGAATTGTTATAATGAGGAAGGTATGCTTCCAATTATCACATCACCAATGGATACTGTAATAAATCATGATAATTCATATCATTATTCTAATAATAGAATTAATGTTTGTATGCCACGTTGTGATTCGGAATTTGGTGTTGATTATAGTAGTGAAAATTTTTTTATTAGCATTTCTTTAAGTGATGCGGAAAATATTGCATTAAATGGTACAAATGTGGAACATTATATCTGTATTGATATGGCAAACGGTCATATGCCAAAATTACGTCAAATTATTGAATTATTTAAGAAAAATTGTCCAAGCATTAAATTAATTGTTGGTAATATTGCAAATCCGGATACATACCATGATTTAGCACTATATGGTGTTTGGGGTGTAAGAGTTGGAATTGGTGCTGGTGCTGGTTGTACAACAAGTGCTAATACTGGTGTACATTTTCCTTACGCATCACTTATTGAAGAATGTTATAAGAAAAAGAAACAATATAATCTAACAACAAAAATTATTTCAGATGGTGGAACTAGAAAATTTTCCGATATTATTAAAGCATTAGCTTTGGGGGCGGATATTGTAATGATTGGTTCGTTGCTTAACAAATCACTTCAAAGTTGCTCCGACCCATATCTTTGGAAGATGTTTAGAATTGGAAATCCAAAAATCGCTAAATGGTTATTCCACAATAAATTCAAACTTTATAAGAAATATCGTGGTATGTCAACCAAAGAAGTCCAAAAAAAGTGGGGAAACACAACATTGAAAACCGCTGAAGGTATTTCCAAATGGAATCGGGTTGAGTACGATTTGTACAAATGGTGTGAGAATTTAACTGACTACATGAAGAGTGCGATGTCTTATGTTGATGCAAAGACTTTGGATGAATTTAAGGGTTGTAGGGTTGAGACGATTACCGAAAATGCATTTAAACGCTTTAACAAATGAGAAAAACCAATAAAGACAAATATGATGAACTTGTTTTATTATTGGATGAGAAAAAAAATATTTATATTGAACAGACTTTAGGGAAAAATAGACCGACTAAATTTTATAGTGCATATCCGAATGGTATTTTTGAATCTAATATTGAAAAATATTCCGTTAAAGGTAAAAAAGAACCATACTTTTGGTCAAAGAAAATCACAAATGTAATTCTCAAACAATTTGAAGAATATTTAGAAATATTTGATAATGATGAAAAAATAATCCATTTATATTATTCATCGGATAAAAATACACCAATTTTTACTGTAAAAGGTACGTATAAATTTAATGAAATTTTAGAAAATCCTAGACATTCATTTAATAAAGAAGATTTGATTGAATTTCAAAAAGAGTTATCTGAAAAATATTCACCAAGAGATGGATATGTACCGTGTTCTTATTGTGGTAAACAAACACCAATTGATAAACTTATAAAAGGTGAAGTAATTACAAGAACTTTTGGGGGTATTGTTAAAAAAGTTCGTGACTATTGTTCAGGTGTTTGTAGTGGATATGACCAAATGGCACAAGGAGATTGACAAATTGTCATGAATCTAACTTTGGTATATGAGTTGATTAACTTAAAATAAATAAACATAAAAAACAAATTAAAAAAATGAAAAAAGAGTATGTATTAGGTATTGATTTAGGAACTACAAATTCCGCAGTAGCAATTGTTGAAGGTGGCGAACCTCAAATTATCGCAAATAGTGAAGGTAAACGAACAACACCTTCCATAGTTGGGTTTAATGGTGATGATAGAAAGATTGGTGATTCAGCAAAAAGACAAGCTGTTACGAACCCAACACAAACGATTTATTCAATTAAACGCTTTATTGGTAAAGATTTTTCATCATCGTATGTTACCGATGAAAGTAAAAAAGTTCCTTATAAAGTTGAGAAGACTGGAAATAATATTCCCGGTGTTAAGATTGGTGAACGTACTTACACACCACAAGAAATTTCAGCTATGATTTTGCAAAAAATGAAAAAGACCGCTGAAGATTTTCTTGGTCAAGAAATTAATAAAGCGGTAATTACCGTTCCGGCATATTTTGGTGATGCTGAACGAACAGCAACTATTGAAGCTGGTAAAATTGCGGGATTGGAGGTTCTTAGAATTATTAATGAACCTACCGCTGCTGCATTAGCGTATGGCTTTGATAAAAAGAATAAAGACGCTAAAATTGTTGTGTTTGATACCGGCGGTGGTACACATGACGTATCTGTATTGGAAATTGGTGATGGTATATTCGAAGTCAAATCAACCGATGGTGATACCCATCTTGGTGGTGATGATTTTGATAATAAAATTATTGATTGGATGTCCTCTGAATTTAAAAATGAATATGGTATT